GCAAACTTTCCTTCCCAAAACTTTGGTACAGGACCATCTTTATACTTTTGGAAATATTCCTCAATACCTGGACCTGTAATGATATGTCTCACCTGTCCAATAATAGTTTCTGTACTCATATTACAAGCACGAATAATACTAGGATATAGTGAGTTCAAGTCAATACTACCGATCCACTTGTGCATTCCTTTCATAGGATTAGCAACATATGCACCTGCCGCTGGTACATTACGCTCATATCCTTTCTGAAAGTCTGCATCTCTTTCTTTGTCTGGAACAATTAGTCCTCTACTGTGTGCTTCATTAACAATAGCATTGTCTGTCTGTGCAACCGCACCCATTGTTGTTGCAAGTAATACTCCATTGGAGTGTGCCAAAACATTACTTAAATCAATAAACTGCAACTTTGTATCTAACTTAACAAGCAAGTCAACGTCTTGTCTAGAGTATGCAATAAACTTTTCAAAGTCATTGTTATACAGTTGATCTAATGTGCCTTCATATTCTACTTTTTTCTCACCAAGTTCATATTCGCCAATAGCATCCAAACTATAACTGTGCATTTCATGATATGTGTATTTGCGATACAGTTCCAAGTAATCCAAATGCACACGCCCAAATAATTCAAACGCTTGACTTTCTTTACCATACTTTATAAGTGTTTTACTTTTAGGAAATTTATCCCATAAACAAAACTTGCGAGTATGGCTTTTGCTTAGTACACGTGCAGTACGATTTACCATATATGGAATATCGAATGTTTCACTATTCCAACCACTTAGGATATCTGCATCCTCTACCAGTTGCAAAAACATCTGTAATAGTTCTTCTTCGCTATCACATAAAATAGTGTCTTCAAACTTGCCTACAATTTCCTGTGCATCTTGTTTTTGCATATTGTTGGGCTTAATAACTAAACATACTGTTGACCCAAGCCAGCTACAGTTTACACTTACTGCCGTAATTGGATTAAATGGATCTTCAGGACTAGCAAACCCTAGTTCTGGATTAAAATCAACCTCAATATCAAATAATGCTAGGTTTAGTTCTGGAGTACTGTTTGGATCATAGTTGTCGCTCAAGCATCTAAATACTGGATTAACGTCACTTTCAAACAAACGCTTGTGGCTATATATCTTTTTTTCTGTGTTAAACTTTTTACTTGTGTTGCATACTACACGTGTCAGTTTATCTCCAAAGATACTCTCATAGTTACCTTTTGGATCAGCATAATAAAACAAATACTTTGCTGGAAATTCTTTATACTCACGCTTACCATTTACACGCTCTACAGCATGGATGATATCTCGTTCTCTATCCCAATATGCATCAACGTAGCTCATGTTTATCCTTCAATTACTGTTACCTCTACTTCGGGCATTTCTGTAGTGATCTCATTTAGATAGTCACTCATGTCTTCAATACGCTCTCTGTCATCTTGATCAAGTCGATCATCCTTTTTTGCTTGATTGTACATACTCTCTGTAATCTTCCATAGTGCATTAGCATTCTCAGTTTCTGGATGCACATATATGGCATTAAACTGTTTTACACGAACATGCTTACTAACATCTACATGATTACCCCAATAGGGATCAAATCCTTCTGCAAGCTGTGTATCAATTTTTGTTAAGTCAACAAGTGTAATACCTCTGTAAAGATAATCTCCTGCAACGTTTCCATAAACTGCACTATCCATAGGCTCTCTTACAAAGTCTACAGTTTTGTCATTTACAATAACACCAGCCATTAATACAACACATCTTTCAAAACCCATCTCTTTAAGTTTTGTAAGATGTTTAGGATACTGTCTCCATTTAGTTGTAACCATTATATTGTTTTGTTGTAAATTAGTCAAGTTAAAGTATGTAGTATTTGCAAGTCTGCCTTCCAAATCTTCAAACATTTCGTCTTCTGGATAATCCTCTACTTCCATGTCTTTTACATCAACTAACCAACAAATTTTGTCCTGTTCGTCATAATTGTGTACACGGTCATCATTAACAAGATCTTCCCAAAATCTCAACCTAATATTAAGTCTAGTGCCTTCTCCTTCTTCAAATCCATGAAAGCTATTCTTTGCTGCACGGAAACTTAATAGTGTATTTGGTACTGTGTTCAAAGGAGTGCCATCTGTAACTTTTTTGTGGCTCCCGTCACTAATATAAAAGCACCTATTGGGATCGTCCATATCAAGATACCATTGCAACGTTACATATTTTTTACTAAATTTCACATCAGTATGGAACCCATTACTAAATGATGGGCCGTCCATTGCTACTTCCCAAAAATGTCCATCTAAATTATCTAGCCCATAGGCTTCTGCAATCTTTTTTATATCAATCTGACATAAAATATGATCTTTACTAAACTCTTCGTTAGGTTCAAATAATTTTGATTTATAATCACCATATTCGTCATCAGGCTGGTCTGCACAAGATAATGCTAAATTTTTACATTCTTGTAAATCATTTTCTGTAAAGAAGTTTTTAATAAGTAAGTACCTATCATTATTTGTAGCCATTGAGCTATAAAGGTCATCTAAATTCAATTATCTGATCTCCACCCAGTAGCATCTAAAATAGATTCTACTTCATCAAATGCATCACGATGTTCATGAAAATTACGTTTATGTGCAATACTAATTGCTTTGTTTAGAACACTTGGTTTAATACCCAGTTCTTCTCCAATAGACTTGACTGTATCACGCAAGCCTTCTTTTAATGTTTCTAATTCATCCAGAACGTGCGAACCTTCTGTAATAATTTGTTTTAGTTTTTCAATATCTTTTGTTGAGTATGTTGACAATTGGTTAAT